CCGTATCGTCGCCGGTATCGTCAGCGGCAGTTTTAGTGCGCAAAACACCGGCAATAGGAATAACGTTATTGCGGATGTAGCGCACCATGTCGGAATACTCGAAGTGCCTGTGAACACCGTTTTCGATGCTCAAAACCTGCCCTTCAATTCCGCTTTGCGTATACCCGTTGATGACAGCCTGTACCTGTGTCATCTCATACTCAGCAGGCACTTCCGTAGGCACATTGTCAGGGTTCGCATTGGAGTATCGCCAGCCAAGAATCTCGCGGGATGCAAAGGTCAGGTAGGTTGTGATAAGCACGTCCTCAGATGTATCGCTGGTGTCAATGCGCAGAACCGCCTTGACCATCGTCAGTTTCTCGTCCATGGTCATGCTCATATCGCCCTACCCTCCTTTGTGCGCTTTACTTCTTCGGAGGTCTGCCCGGCTTCTTGGCGGCCGGTTCAACCTTATCCTCGGTCGCGGGGTCTTTTTCCGCAACGGGCTTGGATTTGGGCTGATACTTTTCGGGAATCAGCCCAATTACCAGGCCCTGCGGTGTCTGCATCACAGCCATCGCATTGTCCTCCGATTAGGTCAGAGCGGTAGCCGCGTTGTGCAGATAGATGCCCTGGGCCTTGTTCTGATACACGAACGTATCCCAGTAGGCCCTATAGTCGAACTTCCACGCATCAGCCGCCTGGTTGATGTCGGGGGTGAAGATACGGGGCAGGACATGCTTCATGACCTTCAGGATGGCGCTGGGATGGACCATCAGGAAGTTGATGGGATACGCGCCGGAAGTGCCGATGTAGCCGCCAGCCTCCTGACCGGAAGTGGTGCCGTCGTACTGGGTGATGGCAGTGTAGAAGCGGGTCTGCGGAACGCGGATCACGCGCATGCCGTTGTACGCCTCGATGCCGTTGTAGATGTTGCGCTCGCCGTTCTCGGTAAAGCGGGCGATCTTGTTCTTCAGGCCCTCATAGGCAGTCTCGGAGATGAACAGCAGACGGCCTTCCTCGGGAACCTCAGCCTCGTTCATCGCCTTGGTGGCGGTGTCGATCAGGCCAGGAACATCAGTAGTGCCGGGGGTGATGTCCGCAGCGGTGGCCTTCTGGATGCCAGTAGCACCGCACAGCTTGGCGAAGGTGTAGGCGTCATTTTCCAATATCTTCAATGCAGGTCGCTAATCTGCATTCGTTTCATTACTGCTCTACATTGCTGTAGAAGTTGTGACTATATCACCACCCGCTTTACGCGGGGCTTCCCATTTCGAGGCGCTTGCCTCTACTCCCGTTACGGGATAGTCGATGAACCTTGTATGTGATTTCTTAAACCTGTTCCCATGTATACCCATAAGCACTTCTTTGCTTACCAGTACATACAGAACGGATTTTGCAAGCAATGTTCATTGTTTGTTTTGAATTACCATAGCGTGTTTGGTTTACCCATTCAGCTGCCTTATAGCTACTTTCAAACGTCTGCCCGGTCTGCTTGCATTTCACCGTTTTTTTATTCGGATTATGATAAAGGTTATTAGCCTTTGCGTGTGCGCGATTTTCCTCACCAGTACACCATTCAAGGTTTTCCACACGGTTATCGTGCTTGTCGCAGTTGATGTGGTTCACTTGCGTGTGATAAGCCTTCTTTTCAAGAAAAGCTGTTGCAACCAACTTGTGAACAAGTATCGTCTTGACATGGTTTCCATTTGATAAATCAACCGTGAGATACCCGTTCCGCTTATTGTTTTGCTTTAATACATGCCCTTTGACCAATCGCTCATTAGAATGCAAGATTCCAGTATTCGCATAATGGTCAATGCTTCTCACACGTCCACAACTGCTAACCTCGTAATATCCTTCATATCCGATAACAGGTTTCCAAATTTCCATTTTCGCGCCTCCCCTATGGTGTCGCTATAAATTCACATACCTTGGCTGCTGATTGTCCTCTATAGGATGTCCCAGCAATTAAGGAAGTTTTCTAAATGTGAATTACTTCACATTGTCCCCAAAGTTACGCCGCAATAGGGACTACCTTGGTCCTGATGAACTCACCAGCCAGAGTGCCGAAGGCGAGGTCCAGGGTCTCCTCATTGTCCATACGATCGATCTGGAAGGAACGGCCACGGTCCTGTCTGAGGGTCTTGGTCTCCCAGGTGCCGTTCACGTTGCCGTTGACGTAGCCGTTGTTGCGGCTGTAGTTGCCCAGGCCGTCCATGCTGGTCTTAAAGACCTTCACGGCATTGCCGCCGATGAACTGGACATTGGGGTTGTCCAGGATGGCGGAGCGGGAGCTGTACTTGTACACCTCATCCAGCAGGGGCAGGTATCTCTCGGCAAGAGCGATAGTGTTAGCAAAAGCCATATCTCTTTCCTCCTATGTGTTCATCATTTGGTGGGAGGCAGTCCAAACAGGCGGCGAAGGTTCGCCTGATCCTGTTTCTTGTACTCCTCGCTATTGGGATCACTGGCGGGAGGCTTCGGCGTTTCAGCCAGAATCTTCGCCCGCATGTTCTTCTCCCAACTCAGATCGCGCCGCGCCATGATGTCGAACAGGGTCTCGGCATCGCCGTCAGCCAGAGCTTCAGCGGCCTTCTGGGCCATACCCTCGTCGAATCCACGGCCAATGAAACTGGCCCGGTAGTTGCTCAGGGTCTTGTCCCGGCGCAGGGCCTCCAGCTCGGCGTCACGGGCCTCCATCTCGGCCTTGCGGTCCGCCTCGCGGGCCTCTTCTTCGCTCATGCGGGAGCGGAGCTGGCGCTTCAGGTTCGCGTTTTCAGAAGTCAGCTTGTCGCGTTCGCGCTTCCACTTGACTTCATTCATCAGCTCGGTGGCCTTGTCAGGCTTGGGCGCAGGAGCAGGCGCAGGGTCGGACACGGGATCAGGTGCGGGAGCCGGGTCAGGTGCGGGTGCAGGCTGGCCGGGATTGTAGTTTTCCAGCAAAGCCAGCTTTTCGTCGGCGGTCATATCCTCACGGTAGCCGTCAACATTGTTCCAGTCGAATGCCATAGTTTTTCCTCCTTGTGCTACATGCGAAATTTTTTTGTGCTCCGCCTTCTCTGGTGGAGTGCGCTTTTTCTCTTGCATCTCCGCAAGTATTTCAAATGACTAATCGTCACTTAAAACCACTACATGTTGAACAACTGTCTCATGAAGTTCTTTTTGAAAATCTCGCGCACATTCTTGACAGGCGCGATATTGAACTTGATGTTCTCGTTTTGTTCGGTCTGAATATCGTTTCCCTTATCAGTTGTCCAATTAACAAGGACAGGTTCAAATACCTCATAGGGTCCGTCTGTCATAATTAGTGTGACAGTCATGTTTACGATTTCATTGACTGCATTACCGTTCACGGCTGCGCTGACATAAGCTTTCCCAACAAATCGTCCGTGTTCGCCGTTTCGCCCAAACAGGAATGCAATATACTGTTCATTCCCATTTAAGGCTTTTATCTTCTCAAAATCAGTTTTGTTGTAATTGCAGGTGAAAGTCTTAGTATCATTCGCCTGAACGCCTTCAATGTTGCTATTTGCCTTATTGGCCGTTGTTGTTGCATCCAGCGCCTCACGTGCACCTGTAATGTCAGGCCAATCTTTTACCTCGACAAGAGGCGTATAAATTATGTCGCCATCATTATTCAGCGTGCCCGTAAGCAAATAAAACAAAGAACTGATTGCTACATCAGGCATTCGCTCTCCCTCCGTTTTGGGCCAGGTATTCGTCCTCGGTGGCCGGTTCGGGATGGCATCTGCAACGCCAATGTGCTGGCAAAACCGGGAAATCGTCTATTCGATAAATGACACCGCTCCTCAGCTCGCACACCTTGCAGACCTTTTCATCGTCCTCTGTCACCCAGCGCACATACCTTATCCGCGCATTCTCAAACGGCGTTGCCGTTCAAAATCATTCTTCGGTTACAGTCACAGCAACAGTAGCGGTAGTGCCGTTGTAATTTGCGCTGTCAGCCATCGTAATAGTGACACTCGCGCTACCAGCGGCCACAGGCGTAACGGTCAGCGTGGTCACGTTGTTTTCGGTGGTCACTATGGCAGTAGCAATGGCGGTATCATCTACGGCAGCGCTCAATTCACCGTCGCCAACCACGGTAATGGCATTATCGCCATCCGTGCCAACGACAAGCTCCATGCTATCGTCAGTGGGTGTCAGACTACCATCAGCCTTTGCAACGGAGAAGTCCTTAGCAACGCCGCCGGCGTAACTGCCCTTGCCGACAATGCGAAGCGTATAATCACCCGCATCAGTAGCTTTGTTGTCATACACCTTATAATCGGTGTCAGCAACAAGAGTGGTGTTGCCAATCTTGACAGAGCTAACTGTCTGCGTCTGCTCATTGCCCGTATACGTCAATGCTGTACCGAGCGTTACAACGGCATTAGCAATAGAAGTTTTGCCGTTACCGCTGTTTACGGCAGACCATGTACCGCTGACTTCATCGAATATGGATTCAATGCCAGTATCTACTTCGGTAAACTTGCTGCCTGTGATAATTCCGTCAACAGGCTTGTCATCGGTGGACAGGCCGTAGGCTTCGATATACATAAGGTTCGCAACCGAACGCTCAATGATGTTACGAATCATGGGTATCACTCCTATTAAGCGGCTTGTTGTGCCAGATATTCTTCCTCAGTGGCAATTTCAGGATGACAGCGGCAACGCCAATGTGCCGGAAGTATCGGAAACTCGTCAATCGGATAAATCACACCGTCCCTTGACGCACATTCCTTGCAAACCTTCTCGTCATTCTCTGTCACCCATCGAACATACCTTATTCCAGCGCGTCGGAAAGCAGTATTGCGTGCCCCGACAGTGATGTTGTCCGCGTACTGCCTGACCTGATTTGCCAACACATCCAGCCCGCGTTTCAGGTTACGGCGCATCTCCTGATTGCCAAGTTCAGTAGCGATCACGCTCTCAAACATTCTGTCACGTTTGCGAGTGTATTCCCGCGTGTACACGAAGTCACTGAGCGGGTCGTAGGCTTTCAGCATCGCGGACACGAACTCATACGGGTCAAAGTCATCATCATCCGTTGACGCTTCAATAGCCGCGTCTCTGTACGCTTTCAGCGCAATGTCGTTGTATTCGCGCACGATAACGTTGTTCATGCGCTTGTACATGGCGTTTACACGCTCTCGGACATCCAGTATGTTTAGCCGGTCAAACGGCAGGATAGCGAAATTTTGAAACTCACGGGACATGTAGTTGAACAGGATCATCAGCGACCTGTCCGCATGTCCAAAGATGTCAGGCGTCATCACTGGTTGTCACGCCCTGTCTCACCGGTTTCCTCGCTTTCAGAAGCAGTTTTCTCAGCATTTTCCTCGTCAGTCGCCGCCTGCTCGCTTTCGGAAACCTCGGTTGTAGTAGGAATGTTTCCGCTTGCAAGCATCTCATTCATAAGCATGGTTACAGGCTCCCATTTATCCAGATACCGCTTACTTTGCGTAAACACGTCCATAGGATCGTTGAACAGCCCGGAAGTGGCAATGGCGATTTCGGGATGGATGCCAGCCTGCAACAGCGATGTAAGTGCTTGGCACTTACTCTGAAGGTTATCGTGCTGACGGCGGGTGAACTTGCATTCGACAGCGGCCAGCTTTAGGTCGATGTCGCGGGTCTCGCCCATGATTCTGAGCACCAGCCGCAGGAACTCGCGCTCTGACTTGCGATACAGCTTTTCAGTGATCTGCGCCCTGGCCTCTGCTTGCTGCCAGCCATCACGCAAGAGGACAGCCTGACCAGTATCAGACGTGGATGCACCACCCTTGGTAGTCGTCGGCAGACCACAAATGTAGAGCACCTGGTCATACAAGTAATCCACCAACGTCTGCGTCTGCTGCTGATTCAATTCCTGAGACACGAGGTCCACGTCGCTGTTCAGGCCATTAACGCTCTTCAGGACGATAGCGCCCATTTTGCGAAGCTGCTGAACAGTATCTTCCTCAATGTCGCAGTTGATAAACTTTAGGAAGGACTGTACGAACTGCTCCAGACCATCCACGCGGTTGCTCTGAATAGTGTTGATGGCATTGAGGATGGGGATTGCAGGCTCAAAGGAACCCAGCATGTTCATGTTCAGCCGATACTCAAAAATGGGAATCTCCCGCAGGGTGTGCGGCTCCCACTTCACAAGATCAGCGCCATCCCAAATCTCAAAGTAGTGAGTCCGTGTATAGCCGCAGAACAGCCACTTGAACTCTCCGTTATTGCCCTGCCGCCACACCATGCGAACGCCCATCATGCGCTTATGACCAAAAGCAGTGCTGTACGCCACAAAGGTGAAGCGCGGATCAGGAGTATCTATCTCAAACGGAGCGAAATCAGGATCGTCAAAGGAATCTGGGTCAGGGAGAACCATACGATAGCCCACACCACAAATAGCCATCCATGCAGCCATCTCCATGTCGCGGGTTGCCTTGTCCTCATACAGCATGTAGTCGTTCAGAAGCTCGATGTCCTTTGAACGTCCCTCATCATCGCCACGCCGCACGTACACCACAGGTTCACCCATGAAGTATGCCGCCACAAACTGGCTGACCTCAGAGGCGTGATTCTCGACAACCTTGTTGTTGATTTCAGGCCGGGTCTGCTTTTTGCGACTGAGAATGGGCTGCATACCCCGGTTATATCGGTAAAGGTAGTCAATCTGCGCTGAATTGAACCAGTGAACCGCAAGGCATTCGGACAGGACCATCCAGAGGTTATCCCGTGTAATCTCGTCTACGCCAGTCAGGACCTCAACACGCCCAAAAAGCTGGCTGCCGGGGAGGACAGGATGGACGCCATCGGGAATGTTATCCCAATACGATTCAATGTTGTTCGGCACCGCAGATTGGCCTCCTTTCAGAATGATATAAGCAGGAATTAAAGGATTTGAACCCTTGCCAAGCGGGTTGGAGCCGCATATGCTACCGTTACACCAAATTCCTACAAAAAAGTGAGACGGACTATCTGTTAATCCGTCTCACGTTAGTAAATACATCTAAGTATTCTATTTTGTCACATACATTATATCAGATAATGCTCGTTATGTCAAGAATAATCACTTGACAGTCAAGATATTTTACTTGACACGCGCTGCTTTTTCGGGATGTGGACCACCTCTATGGTTTTTTCCAATCAGCAACGGCTTATAATCTACAGCTTCCTCAACAGACCACCCATAAACGTTTATCCTGTTATACGTCGAGTAATACTTTATGCCCTTCTCCTTACATAGTTGCGCGAAAACATAGTCCTTCCCATGGTATATTACATGGAAATTAGCTCTCGTATTCAGTGATTGCTCACCATGTGGAATCCATTTGCAATTCTCAGGGCAGTAGTCTCCATTTACATCGATCCGCTCAATGGTAAGATTATCCTTATACCCATGAGACAACGCCCACTCCTTAAATGAAGAATAATCATTACGCCATTCATCGCATATCCTTATTCCTCTGCCGCCATAATTATGATAGTCTTTATCGCTTGGGCTGTAACACCTGCGCTTCATGCCGGACAGAATATAATATAGTCGCTTTCCGGTATCGCCATGCTTTCTCCTATAGATGTCTGTATAGGT